TTAATGTCGCACGATTAATATAATGGTGCTTAATAAATACAACCGTAATGTGATGGCGGTTTTAAACATCACTTAATTAATTTAATTGATGACACAGGAGAAAACCTCCTTTCTCATCTTAACTTTAAAATTTTATAAAATGAATAAATTTTTATATTTCGCAAACAGTACGTCTGACGCGATAATGGTAAATGTAAATCACCTATCAATGATAGATGTTGTAGATGCTGATACAGTTCAATTCTACTTTAGAAGTAATAATGCTACAGACTTTTCTGGTTCAGTGCAAGTTGATATTACATCAGGAAAATGTAAAGAGTTTTTAAAAGCTGTAGGTAAAGCAATCGTTAATACAAGACGTGTTGTTCTTACTATAGCTGATGGTGCTGGAAACGAGTTTTTTGGAACTACAGATGCAGACGGCGCTACTGTTGCTGCTACAGCTTGTGGTACTATAGCTCTAACATAACAAATCAATGTGACGAGGGGGGAACTTAGCCCTCCTCTAATCATTTAAAAATAGGAAACTAAGTATTAACTTTAAAAATTATTAAAAATGTTAGATGTATTTAATGTAAGACGTTCAGCTGATTCAGATGATGTCTTAAAATGCCTAAATGGGCAGTTCGTTAAAACGAAAACTATCACAGCAGATGCTACAAGCATTGAGGACGTTGAGTCTGAAGGACTATACTTTACTTTTGTTATGGCAAATGCTAGTGCAGGTTCTACTTACAGAATCAATCCTGATGACAATGCGTCAATTATAGGATATGTTTCTGCAAATGAAGGTGGAAATGCTGACGCTACAACTGCTGATGGTTTAGTTTCTGTTTTAGATGGTGCTGATGGTAAATATGTCCAATTAACTAAAGCTACAGGTCATAAAGGAAATTATATTTCTTTATGCTGTGACGGAAATGATTGGTATGTTGTCGGAGGTACTGGAACTTGGGTTCACGAGGCTTAATCAGTTTATATACTTATCCCCCTCTTAGATTTTTATAATGACTTAAAAGTCTATGAATATTCAGAGGGGGTAAAGTATTTTTTATTATGGCAAGGACAATATTAAAATATAACCCAGATACTGGGAAAGTGGAAGAACACTCGGAGTCTACTCGAAAGAGCGGGTGTGGTCTATTAATTAAACAAAGCGGACCAGGTTTGAAGTGGACTAGCAAACATGGACAAAAATTAAAATAACAAATTATGAGCAAAAATAAACATATGGTGCACTACAGAAGTAAAGCACCTACAAAGATGAGTTATGTATTCTTTGGTAATTATAAAGATAAGACAGGTAAGATGCACACATATACAGACATAAATGGTGTAGCTCACAGAGGCTTTCCAAGCACTCAACCTGTAATAACTTTAAACATTATGGAAGAACACCACTTATTAGTAGATGAATTCTTAAAAGGACATCCTTTAGTTACTAATGGTTCTTGGTTAAGAGATGATTCTATTTTAAGACAAGAGGCAGAAGCTAATGCAATTATGACATCAGCTAATGCAGTTATGGAAGCAGCTAAATTAAACATGGCTGAAGTAAGAGAATTAGGAAGATTGTTAGGATTAAATTTAGATTCTAGAGATGATATTCTTAAGGCACATGTTTTAAAAATTGCTGCAGAAAATCCAGACTATTTTATGTCTGTTTGGTTTGATGAAGATAAACATTACAGAACGTTTATATTAGAAGCACAACAATCTAATGTAATTGTTTGGGATAAAGATACATTTAAGTATGGAAGTCAAGTAATTGGTATTTCAGAAGACCAAGTAATAAAATGGTTGAAAGATAATAAAGATATTTTCGCATTACTTAAAAACCAATTAAATGGTAATGGTAAGGTGGAAATGGATTTGGTTGAACAAAAGCAGGAAGCTACTACTAAAAAAAATAAAAAAAAGTAGCAAATGATAAACAATGCATTGACAGCAAGGAGTAGAGTTAGGCTTATTGTAGATAGGTCTGACTCTCCTTGGTTAACAAATGGTGAAATAAACGGCTTTCTTGAGTTGGCTCTAAACGAGTACATTAGAGAAAGAGTTTCCGTATATTCCACTAGTCAAGAGTTTAGAGACGATTTAGGAGGTTTTGTTCGTTCTGTAACCTTTTCTATGCCTACGCTCACAACAGGAGATACAACGCTAAGTAATGCTGCAAATTCAGAAGATGTTTCTGGAATCAACATAGAGGTTGAAAAAAATACTTTTGGAATGGATGTTTCTTTTCAAAACAATAGTATAGACTACAGTGTTTTAGGTGTTTCATTTAGGCCATATAAACCAACAGATGAACCAACTTTAATAGAAGAGGCAGATAGAGCAGATTTAAATGTTGGAACTCTTTTAAGTTTAAGAGTTGTGGAAGGTGCTTTTTCGGGAGGTGAATTAAATACTGCAGAATTAGATGCAGATGGTAGTTATCCAGGAACTTTAGATGGAACTATAAATACATTTACTGGAGATGGTATTCCTAATTTTACAGTAAAAGCTGGTCAAGAAGTGGATATATTAAGTGTAGATAATTTTGTAAAATCAGAAGATGACCCTTTTAACTCTGCGAATGAAAAAAATTATAAAGCTGTAAAAACAGATGATATATATTGGATAAGACCAGCACCTGTAAATGAAACAGAAGTGTCACCTTTTTTTGGCCCAACTAATCAGGGTAATTATGTTCCTTTAGAACAAATAGGCAGTTATGCTTATCAAGAGGGAGAAGTGTTATTAAGTTCTAGTATAACTTACATACCTTCAGGGACCGCAAAAAGGGTAGTTATGGTTTATATAGCCAACCCAACATCAGTTGATGATATAATGTTTTTACCTTCACATGGAAGGGAAGAAGTTTGTATGATTGCTGCAAGAAAAATATTAGCAAACATAGGTGATGAAACCTATAAATTTGGAGTTAACGAAGTACAACAATTAAAGGGAAAATAATTTTGCTCCCTGCTTTGTGATGAGGGGTTAGGTACGCCCTGCCCCTTGTCTTTTTAAAATTATAAATATGACATTAAACGAAATAGCATATAATATTAAAAACATAGTAGAGGGAGGTATATCTGGTGAGGATTCTACATTATCTATTCGCCAAATAAAAGCTATGGTACACTACCATAGGTCTAAGTTAATATTAGAATATAGTAAAGGTGGCAAACGAATTGCTAGAGAAATGACTCAAACTATTTCTAAAGACTTAACTGATGGGACAATTCAAATACCAAATCTGGTAGGTTTTTCAAAAAACAGAAGTATAGTAGATGTAGTTTTAAGAAACGATTCTACTATTCCTTCATCAGAACAATTTAATTTACCTATAGTAAATGAGTCTGAAAAAGAATTTTTTGAAATGTCAAGATTTGCTCCATCAGACAACAGGTATTATGCAACTATAAGTTACAATCCATCTACTCTTGGGGGAACAGATGGTAGAGATAATATTATGTATATATATAACAATCCTGGCGAGTTAGTAACTGGTAAAACAGTATTTGTGTCATTTATAGCTGCTAATCCAGAAAAGGTAAAAGGATTTAATGCTGGAGCACAATATCCTATGCCAGATGAATTAGTATCAATATTGATTAAAAATATTCTAGCTATAGAATTTTCTATTTATTTAAAAACTGATTCAGATAATATGAATAACTCAAGAAATGATTCTAAAAAAGTAGCAGTTGCTCCAAAACAAAAACAACAAAGCAGTAAAAGTAAAGCATAGTGGATATAAGAAAATTTAAAGATAAATATGTTTTTTTAAAAGACGTATTTAGTAAAATAAAAAAAAGCATAAAAGTAAAGGGAACTATTAGAGATAGGCAACTTTCTTACACAGAATACAGAAGTATTGTAAGTAAGTTTTTTGATGTTATGATAGATGAGGTGGCTAGCAATAGAGAAAAGGCTAGATTGCCTCATAGATTTGGAACTATATATGTAAAAAAATGCAAAAACAAAAGACCTTTTCACATAAGGTTAGATATTGCAGAAAGTGAAAGAACTGGAGAAGTTGTAAAATATAAAGTTCCTATTTTAGAAAACTACTATAATAAATTAGTTTGGTTAAGACCGTCTAAATTTAAAAAATGTAAAGTTTTGCCTTTGTCTAAATTTAAGAAAGTTATTAAAGAAGTAAAAGAATATTAATATGAATGGACAGTCTGGCAAAAGAGTTAGTGTAAAAAGAGTTGTTGGTAATGTTATAAGAAACTTAGACGTTACTGATGCTTCTAGAAGCCTATATGATTTTGTAGAATGGGCTTTTGAAGCTGAAAGAAAAATAGGTTCTTATAAAACTTTTGTAAAAAAAAGTGTAACACTAAACATAGTAAACAAACAAGCTTCATTACCTTTTGATTTTTTAAAATTAGACGGT